TCAAACATTTCAGAGATAAAGTTTTTTAATTCTTCAATCTGTTCTTTCATTTTTAAATTATTAAAATTTTCGTTAAACATTTGCACTACCTTATCCTTGTTTTTGTAGTTACACTTATATATATCAAATTTGGCAGCTAAAGCTATAGGTTCTTCAATAGAATTAATAAATCCTGCTTCAAGAGCCTCCTCAGCACTAAACCAAGTTTCAGAGTCCATCCAAGACGTAATCTCAGATTCTTCTTTGCCTGATTTTGCCACATAAATAGAGACAAGTTTACTACTCATTTTATCCATAAGATCAGCAGCTTTTCTCATATCTTTAGAATCCCCTGTTTCTCCCCCCCATACATTATGTATCATAAATAAACTGTTTTCACTCATAATAATTTCATCACCTGCCATAGCAATAATAGATGCTATAGATGCAGCAAGTCCTTCAATACGAGTAATAACCTTTTGGGGAGTGCGTCTTAAAGCGTCATAAATAGCAAGTCCATCTATAACACTACCACCTGGTGAATTTATACGCAGTAATATATCATTTTCTTTTGGCACATTAGCTAATTCTTCAATAAAAGTTTTAGAGTCAATTCCAAAATTACCTATCTCATCATAGATTACCACTTCGGTAGAGGATTCGGATAGGTTCTTTATATTATACCATTTCATAAGCGGTGGGTTTTAAAATGCAATTATACAATAAATGGAACTCTTTTACAGGAAATTTGTGGAACAAACAGTAAATGTTTGTAGATTTTTGTAAATTTGTTGAAAAAAATTTGGAATTACCAATTTTTATTTGTTTTATTGTAGTATAAATTTAAAAAATATAATATATGGCAAAACAAACTAAACAAAAGAATCCTAATGATGAATTTATGACTAAACTCATAGAGCTAGGAAATCTTTGGGAAATAAATCCTAAAACAATAGGTGAATGTATAAATGCAGTTTATAATACTAAAATAGAAAATAAAAATGGAGGAAACTAAAAAAGACACTTTAAGAAGATTGTTCATAGAAAACAATTTAGTAAAAGAGGATGTGTTCAAACACGCACATTACACAATAATAACTAGGGCTGGAATAGACAAGATTCAGGCTGCTCAAAAAATTTCAATTTCTTACGAGTTAATGAATCTTTCACAGGACCATTCTCATTGTTTAATTAAAGCAACAGGAACTATGGGAGACACTACTATTGAAACATTTGGTGAGTCAAGTCCTAAAAACAATAAAAATTCTTATGTGGTTTCAATGGCCGAAAAAAGGGCTATGAGCAGGTGTGTCCTTAAATTGAGCGGCTTTTATCAACACGGAATTTTCTCTGAAGATGAGTCTGATGATTTCAAAAACAAATAATATGAGTGCAGGAGATTGGATTGATGATGTACTTGATGATAAACCTATAGCCTGGTGGCAAATATCAAAAATAGAGGGATTATGTCAAACATCATCAGTCGGCTCTAAATATGTTAACATGAAACTAGAAGAATTAACTTACGAACAAGCAAATCAAATTATTTATGAACTTAAAGAAAACGACAACCCAAGAGATTGCAGGGATCAATTTTACAAATTCCTTAAAAGGGAGCAGGGAAATTAAAAAAACTCATAGGATTTTAAATTTAATGGTGAATAATATACTTAATTGGAAAAGTGGTTCACTAAGAATAGAAAAATTTATTTCTTTTTACAATGCTATACCAGAACATTTGTGGAGTAAAAAACCTATATTTTATTATAGAAAAGAAAAGTTTGATGGTATGGGGTTTTTAGGTGAAAGTCCTCATAAGTTTAATGTGCCATCTAAAACTTTATCTTTATATTTTAAAGATATTTTAGGTTACTCTGCGGTACGAGTATGTGATAATGATATAGATGAATTTATGTCTATTGAAAGTCCAAAAGAAAGATTTATAACAGCTTTATATAAAATTAAAAACAATTCCTCAACACAGAAATTAAATAACATTTTTAGTAAAGCAAAAGATATTTATAATGAAAGATATTATTAAAAAAAATAAAATTAATTTACTTTTTAATGTAACTGAAGCTTTAACAGGTGTTAATAGAAAAGATATAGTTAGTAAAAAAAGAAATAAACAATACATTTTACCAAGGCACATTGTAGGTTATATGCTACATAAAGAGTTAGAAATAACAATGATGGAAAGTGGTAGATTAGTAGGCAGAGATCACTCTACAGTACATCATTATGTTTCAAATTATGATGATAATATGAAATTTTATAAAGAGTTTAGAAACTTATATGAAATTATATCAGAATCATATTGGAGTCAAATAATGGAAGCAGATGTAAAAGACTTGTCATTAGAATTAAAGCAACTTCAAAATCTAATTGACACTTTAAATGCGAAAAAAAAGAAGTTGTTAACATTAAATAAATAAATTTAAAACATGGAAGAAACAAAGTATATTAACGGAATCCTTATTAAGGAAAGAACATTTGATAATGGAGGTTCTCAAATGAAAATTAGTATTAAAACTGAAGATTTTATTAACGATTTAAAAGAGGTTGATAAAAATGGATGGTGTAATTTAATTCTTAATAGAAGAAAAGAACCATCTGATAAGGGTGTGACTCACTACTTAAAGGTAGATACTTGGACACCTGATGCTAACAAAGCTTCAGAACCAAAAGAAGAGAAATGGGTTACTCACCCTAAAAAAGATGATGATTTACCATTTTAATACATCCCATTTTAATGGTACGGAGGAATAGGTTAATAGCAGGGTTTAATAGCCCTGCTCCTCCAATAAACAACAACAAACAAAACAAAACAAATGAAAAGAAAATTTAAAGGAATTTGGATTCCTAACTACATTTGGCTATCAAAAGATTTAACATTACAAGAAAAGGTATTCCTGGTTGAAATAGACTCCTTGGATAATAGTGGGGGCTGTTATGCAAGTAATGCTTATTTCGGAAAGTTTTTTGAACTTTCTAATACCAGGGTATCTCTTGTAATTAATTCACTAGTAAATAAAGGTTATTTAACTTCAACTATAAATCAAAAAGAGGGTAACAAACGATTGTTACATACCTCTTTAACAAAAGTTAAAAACCCTATACAACAAAAGTTAAAACATAATAATAAAGTTAATAATACAGATAATAAACAAAAGGAAGTTTTGTTTGAAACTTTTTGGAATTTATATCAAAAACCAATAGGTAAAAAATTAGCTAAACAAAAGTTTATTACTTTAACTTTAGAGGATTGTAATAAAGCCATTAGTGTTACTCCTATATATGTAAAATCAACTCCTGATAAAAAGTTTAGGAAACACGCATCAACTTGGTTAAATCAAGAGTGTTTTAATGATGAATACGATAGTAATGGACAAGGAATATCAGATGGTAATTTAAAAGGTATGATATTATGAGTTCATTTTATCAATATGGCATAGAAATAAAAAGATCATCTGGGCAGACTAAAGTCAAGTGTCCAAAATGTTCTCATGAAAGAAGAAAAAAATCAGAACCATGTCTTTCCGTAAATATAGATGAGGGAATTTGGAATTGTCATAATTGCGGATGGGCTGGTGCTTTAAAAAAACATAATTATATGGCAGAGATTAATTATACAAAACCTAAACCAAAAACTATAACATCAGTATATACTAAAGAGTTTTTAAGTTATTTTAAAGAAAGGGGTATATCTGAAAAAACTTTGTTAGCAAATAAAGTATCTGAGGGTAAAGAATATATGCCACAATGTGAAAAAGAAAGAAATACTATACAGTTTAATTATTATAGAAATAATGAATTAATAAATGTAAAGTATAGGGATGGTGATAAAAACTTTAAGTTGGTTAAAAATGCAGAAAGAATACTTTATGGTTTAGATGATATAGTAGGCAAAAAAGAAATTATTATTGTAGAGGGAGAGATTGATAAATTATCATTTTATGAAGCAGGAATAAAGAATTGCATATCAGTTCCTAATGGAGCATCTAATTTAAAACTAGAATACTTAAAAGATTTATCAGAAGATTTAGAAAGAGTTTATATTGCAGTAGATATAGATGAGCCAGGTGTAAAATTAAGTGAAGAATTGTCTAGGAGATTAGGTAGAGATATTTGTTATAGGGTTGAGTTTGATGGTTATAAAGATTCTAATGATTTGTTAGCTAATAAAGGTATTGATTCATTAAATCAAATAATAAAAAATGCTAAAGCATATCCATTAGAAGGTGTTATTGATGTTAATTTGTTTGACAAAGATATAGATGTTTTATTTAATGAGGGATTAAAAAGAGGTGATTTAACAGGGCATAATGATTTTGATGAAAAGTTTTCTTTTACTACATCACAATTAACAGTTATAACAGGAGTTCCAACGCATGGTAAAAGTAATTGGCTTGAGCATATATGTATGAGATTATCTGCCAAACATAATTGGAATTTTGGTGTCTTTTCACCTGAACATTATCCTCTATCTTTACATTTTTCAGTATTAGCAGAAAAATTTGTAGGTAAATCATTTAGAAAAGATACTATGTATGAAAGAATGAGTAGAGGTGAATTAGCCTGGGCTAAAAGGTTTATATCTAAACATTATCATTGGATAAGGCCTGATGGTGATGTGTTTACTATAGATAAGATTTTAAAAGCTGCAGCAGGTTTAGTTAAAAGATACGGTATTAAAGGTTTAATTATTGATCCTTATAATAAAATACACGCAAGTTTTAATGGACAAAGTGAAACACAGTACATTAATGAGTTTTTAACTAAATTAACTATATTTAAACAAAAATATGATTTACATATATTTCTTGTAGCACACCCAAGAAAGATGAGTAAAAAAGATAATGGATTATATGAAGTTCCTACTTTATATGATATTGCAGGTTCTGCAAATTTCTATAATCAAGTTGATAATGGTATAACTGTATATAGAGATTTTCAAACAGGTAATAGTCATGTATATGTTCAAAAAGTTAAATTTAGACATATAGGTGAGATAGGGGAATCTGTTTTTAAATATAATATACAAAACGGAAGATATAATCAATTAGATGAGGAACAAGATTTCTCAATGTATAAAAAAGAAAGTATTAATCAAT